AGCGTATAAGATGAAGAGGAATAAACACGCACCTTGTTCCCACGCTTACGCATCTCAATGGTATAGACATTGGGATTGGTACGCAGGTCTGCTTTCGATGTCTTGGAAAAATCCGTAGCGTAGTTGCCTTTCAGTGTAGAACCCTCATACAGTTCAATGCATTGGCTGTCATAGTTGAAACAGCAAAACAGCGAACCGAGGAACACGCCCGCCTTGCCGCCACCATCTTCCGGGAAGATTATCTGTGCCCTCAGATGGATATCGGAAAAGCCGTTATAATTCCATGCAAGCTGACCGTAACCCTCAAGCTGTGAGTATGGTCGGCTTGTATCACCGTAAGGCAAATCCTCCTGCCAAACATCCCACTCACCAGACAGAACCGTCCAGTAACTTTCAGGGATTTTCTGCTCATCTCGGAAATCCTCATACCAAACCAGTGCCGAGTCAGTCTTTCTTCGCAGCATCTCAAGGGTCAGCTTAAAGCCTGTGGCGGGACCCACCATATCACCGTTTACATCCTTGAACTTTCTCGGAGCAAGGGTGTATTCCGCTTGCCCTGCAGTCGGCTCTTCGGAGAAGTTGGTACAAACCCTAAAACCATAGAACTGTACACCGCCCACACCAACCGAAATGGTCAGCGTATGCTCTCCGACAGAAAGGCTTACACCCTTGGCAAGCGTAGTCCAGAAGGTAGTCCTCCAATACGGCCACCATAACCTGTCTTCGGAAAAGTGGACGGTGCTGCCGTCCAAAGATGCGTAGATGCTGTTTTTATCCCAAAACGGATAACAAAGGCGAATGGCAACATCGTAGATGCCTTCTTCATCAATGGTAAATTTATATGTGGCAGTGCCTTCATCACCAAGTGTCACCAAGGTTTCTGATACGGAAACCACACCGCCGTAGCTGTCCGGCTCGGCATTATGGTCGATGATAATATCTCCAAACTCCGTCTTTTGCTGTTTGGCATAAGCGGTCAGATACCTTCTTCGGTTGTAGGTTTCCGACATCTGCGGGTATTCCTTGTAAACGGCATCTCTGCCTTCCATATAATCGTAAACATGAGGCAATGCCCACGGTCCCATATCGTAATCATCCCAATAGGAAACGATGGGTATAAACGGTTGCGGAGGTGCATCATCCGTAAAGTTATACAGACCCTGCATCCAGTATTTCGCAGCGTAGTAGGTGTGAGAAGTACCACGATAATACTTGCCGAGATTTTCCGGGGTATCGTAAATCTGCCAGTTCCAACCGTAGGCAGGCATACCGAGGAATACTTTGTCGGGGTTCATTACCTTGGTGGCATAATCGTAAATGCCCTCAAGCCAACTCCTCGGAGAAACAGGGCCCGGTGCAGAACCCGACCAAGCCATACCGTAACTCATAATCGATGCAGTGTCGCAATATTTATCCAGATCACCATACACACACCAGTTCTCGCCACCGACCGAGCCGTTGACCGAAGTCATACCCGGCAGGCAGATATTCATCTCCTTGGTGGGGTCATAGGCTTTGACGGTTTCGTAGATGTGCTTAAACATAGCCGTGGACGCTTCGTGGGTGGAATATCCATCGCCTTTTTCCAGGTCGATGTCCACACCGCTGCACCAAGGATATTTCTCCATGATACGGACAAGTTCCGAGCAGAAGGTGTCCTGCGCGCCGTCCGTATTATCACGGATGGCTTTGAAGATGCTGTTCGCACCGTCATTGGCAACGGTAAGCAGCCAACGGATGTGCGGCCACTTGTTGATGTAAGTCAGCATATTGCTGATAGCAACACCGCTTTCAGTAATCGTTCCTGTGGCATCTACCTTAAAGGAAAACAGACCGATGGTGTCGATGCGGTCACCGTAATCACGGAGTGCCTCATACATTCGAGAATTGCCCATGAACGTCCACACCATGATGCGTTTGCCTTTTAACTTATCCCTCAAATCGACACACCTCCATCCGTCATCTGCTGCAGTTCAAAAAGCACCCTGGCAGACTTGCCGTCTTCCAAGGTAACCTTGTGCTTGGAATCCCAAGCGGCACTGTATTGATAAAATCCCTCTTTCGGCTCGGTCACGCCATTCCTGGTGCATTCCCTTACCGAAGCAAGAAGGGCGAGGTCATCTTCCGCAGACAGAGCATTTGGGAATGTGACTTTTTGACCGCCCACACCCTGGGCAAGCTGCACCGAGCCTGCCGCCATATCAGACTTCGGATAGATATGGACATCAAGGCCACCGGAGGTATCTCCCACATTGCAGATAATGACTGTTTCTTTGGAGCGAACCACACCGTTGAACCAAACCTTGTCGCCTTCGACAAGTCGGCTCTCAGTATGTGGCACATAGCCTGTCAGCGCCGGCCCCTCTTGCAGCATAAGGTCAGTAAACCAAATCGTGCCGGAGCAGTTGGTGACGGTAGGTTTCACCGTAACGCTCATGACACGCATATCCTGCTTTTTGTTTATGACCTCGGCAAGACGGATAAATACAGGATTAGCCATCCAGTACCCACTTCATCTCACAGGGATGACCTACCCATCCCGTGGCTACAGAACCGGGCTGCAGCAAAAGGTCGGTTATATAAAAAGTGCCTGTGCAGTTGGTAATGCACACACGCACCGTAATGGATTTTACTTTGGAAAAGTAGCTTTCCGGCGTAATCTTCTCCGAAGTTTTAGAAAAATAAGCCATAAGCACCTCCGTCAGTACAAATCAATAAATCTTGTTTCCGTGCTACCGTCCTCATATTCAATGACAACCTCAATGCCGACCTGGGCATCATCGGATAGTTTCTTTAAGTCATCCGAGGCAATCTGCGCCGACAGTGTATAACTGCTGCGGTTGGACGGATACACGGTCTGGGCAAGGCTCAAGGTCATGCCTTCAACACCTACAGCCTTAAATGATGCTGTGCCGGACGCACCGTTTTCTCCGTCAGCCTCAAAACCGGAACTGACCCAATAGGCAAGTCCATCATCGGCACGGGAGTTTCGCAGATGATTGAACGGCACAAGTTCACGGATATCGTTGTTGGATACCATACCAGTACCTTCCAAGGCATCGGCAATGGTATCAATGGAACTGACCGAACTGCCGAGGTTCTTCAGCGTAGTGGAAAGTTCCAATACCGTGTTCCAAGGCTCCTGCAGATTATATTCACGGCGCACAATACGGGTGGTAACTGAAAGACCCAAATCCTTATCTTCCACACGGACATAATCGCCAAGATTCCAGGCTTCATGCTCATATCCTGTCAGTACGGACAAGTCCATTGCATTCAACACATAGGAAACGGAAGGTTTACAGTATTCCGCAAGGCGCATGGCCGTGTATTCTTTCATCTGATATGGGTTAGTAAAGGAAGAACAATCCAAAGTGGTAATACGCACTTCCTTGGAATAGGTGAAATCCTCAAGGTAAGGCTTGCCGCCGTTGATGTCGGCAAAGGTCATGCCGTTGGCACCGACCGCATAAAGCCTTGTCACAAGGGATCGGGTGTCTACCACACGCTCGATGCTTTTCATGTTCTTTTTATACGCAAACAGGGCACCGCTGTCTTTGCCGTTTACCGTCAACAGATGCACCAGTCGGTTCGGACAATCGAAAACAAGGTCGCCGCCGTGGAGGTTGGCAACACTGCGTAGGATAGACAGAGCGTTCTTTTCTGTGGAAGTCCAAGTACGCTTGGAGGTAACATTGACCGTTCCCACGCTCCACTCGGTATCTGCAAGGGCATAAGCCATAGCCACATCCGCAGTTTCCGCATCAAATTTCTTTTCTTCCTTACGAACGGAAAAGGTCAAATCGTAAAACTCTGCCTCGGCATAAATCTGCGTGACAGTGTTTCCGGTGCTGTCCTTCACATCGGTAACGGTACGGATTTTATACACATCATCAACGATCTGGATTTTCTTCTCGTTTTCCAGATACTTTCGCTTGCTGTCACGGAACGGAATGGAAAAGGTCAGCGTGTCCTCGCCGTTGATTTCGCCTGTAACGATGATATCGTAGGCATTCTCCAAAATGGCCTCCCACGCACCGTTATCGTCAAGCACCACCGGACGGGCATAGCCGATTTTCTCATAAGGAGCCTTCGGAATATCATAAAGGCGGATATCAATGAGTTTCGGTGTTTTGCTTGTGTCCGTAGTAGTCAGCGTGACCTTAAAACGGATATAGTTTCTGTTCGGAGATTGCAGCTTGCCATCCGTTCCAACGGCGACCCAATCACTCCAATCGATAAGGTCATCACTGGTGGAGGTTTCCACTGACGCCACAGCCGTTGTACCTGCCACATACTCACTTGTATAGGACACCTTGCCCGTGCCGGAAAGATTGCACTCTGCTGCCTTGGTATAAAGAATACCGCTTTCGGGGTAGACACCATCTGTTGCTTTCAGCGTTACACCGCTTGCATCGGTAAGGGCATCCACATCAGCGGAACTGTCAGCACCGTTGCAGAGAATGATGGCGTTGAAATAATCCACCAAATCATCTGCGTTAAGTGGAGAGTCGCAGTCCAGGAACCACTCATCAAAACCACCTGCGTAGTAATAGGTGTCGGCGTGCATACCGATGACCAGATCCGCCGTGCAGGATGCATTCAGTGTTCCCGTAAAGGTCAGCACCTCGGACTTCCAAACCACTCCTGCAGAACGGTCTCCCACAACATAAGTGAACTGCTTGTTGTTGGGTTCAATGACTCCTGCAATAAAATACCACTTGCCGTTCTGTAAAGAAAAAGACGGCGTTACTGTCTTATCCAAAATCAAGCTACCAGAAGAGTTATAGAGCATAATTCTCGGTTTGCCGGAGTAAAGGGACAGATAGAAAATCGGCTGCCCCGGACCATAACGGGTATTGAATATCGGGCAGAAAGTGTTACCCACAGAATAGGTGGTCGGACACATCCAACCACCCACGATGATACGCTCACCGAGGTTTGCAAAAATACTGCCGTCATTGGTCACCTGCAGGTGGGTTTTCTCCGTGGTCGGATTATTGATGTTAAAACGAATCTGTCTGCCTTTTGGACTGTTACTTAAGTTCGCAGTTGTGCCACTCCAATTGACGATGGTAAAGTTTCTACCACAGCCAGAGGAATCGGCAAGAGCCGTATCTTCATCGGGTGCAGATTCGTTAAAACGCCACAGACCGGAGGCGGCATACTCCGCAGGAAATTCTCCTGTAAAATCCGTCTGTTTGTTCAGTATCATTTTCAGAGCCATGCCGTCACCTCCATCTGCTCTTGGCTTGTATTTGTAATTCCGTCAGCGTAGCATTATTCACTTCCACAGTGACGGTGTTCTCTCCGACAGCAAGGGTCGGAAAGTTCAGTTCCTGTAAATACGGCAGACCGTTTCGAAGTGTCTCGCCGTTTTCATCCACCACATAAGCAGTCATTTTATCCGTATCCACAACAAGAGTTTCTCCCTCTGACAGCGTTGCGTTTACGATTTTCAGTTCCATGCCGTTTGTGGTAATGCTGATATAATTGCTTGCCCCGGCGGTCACCACACCGCTGATACGATACACAGGCAGTGACTCGATATTGCCGATTGCACGGGTCACGGTATGGGTGCCTTCCTCCGTGATGGAGAAAGTTTCATCCGTGATGGCATAACCGAAAGGGTCTGGGCAGAAAAACTTTAAATCAAAAGACCCTGCCGAGCGGACAAGCCTTTCACAGTCCACGGCATCATTAAGCCTTGCCATGAAGTATCTGTCCGGCACATCATCAAAAATAAGCTGGCGTAACCCCTGTACAGGGTCAAGCCATGCTGCGATATCGTCCAAGGCAGATACCAATGATGTAAAATTGTGTTTCGGATATATGTTGCAGTGGACAGTGATTTCACGGTAATCGAAATCAGCACCGAAGTCTGCAACACCATATTTACCCGGCACAGTGGTGGTAAAATTACGCATCTTACCACACACCTGCCAGGAAGTCAGGCGGGCTTTGATGTCCATGCTGCCCGACGTAATGTCATTAAAAATAAACCCCATAGGTCAAAACCCTCCTTTATGCCGTAGTGAAGTGTCCCTGTGCACGGGAGCCACTCTGAATCAAGTTGTAGAGTTCCTGGGAAATCTTACGGATATCCTCTTCACTTCGGACAATCATCTGCTGAATGGTAATCAGCGTACCGCTGCCGAATCCTACACCGGATACCGTGTCGTTACGGTTGACCGTACCATTCACATTGAAGTCCGTAGGCAGTGCCGTGGACATATCATCT